CGTCAACACAAGAAGAACTATCTTCTATAAACATAATAACCTAACATGAACCAAATGAATATTTTGGTTTACATGATTGGGCTATTCAAAATAAAGATACATTTGCAGCTATATTAACTTGGGATGATAAAATATTAAACAACTGTGAAAATACTGTATTTTTACCTTTTGGCCATACTTGGTTTAAATCTGATCAATATGAAAAAGAACATAAAAAAGAATTTAAAGTAGCTCATTTATGTGGTGAGTTGCTAAAATCTTATGGACATCAAATACGTCATGAAATTTTAGCTAGAGAAAAAGAAATAAAAATACCTACAAAATTTTACAAAACAATAGGAAATAGACATAATATTGAAGATGCTAGAATAGGTAAAGAAAAAGTATTTGGAGATGTTCAATATGGGATTGCCATTGAAAATTTTTCTCATAGAGGATGGTTTAGTGAAAAAATATTAGACTGCTTTTTATTAAAAACAATTCCTATCTATTGGGGATGTTCAAATATAGGTGATTTCTTCAATAAAGAGGGAATAATAGAATTTGGAAATGTAGATGATTTTATTTATATTTCAAACAAATTAAATGGAGAATATTATCATCAACATGTTAATGCAATTGAAGACAACTATCAAAAGGCTCTTCAATATGTTAATTATGAACAAAATGTCACTAATAAATTAACAGAAATATTTAAATTAAATAATTTAATATGAATAAAAAAGAAGAAATACTAAATTTAATTACTTCATATATAGAAGAAAAAAATCAAAATAAAACCTGGAAACCAGGAGAAGATTGGATACAATACTCAGGACCATATTTTGACTCTAAAGAATACACAGCAGCTGTTGAGTCATTATTAGGAGGTTGGTTTATTTTAGGAGAAAAAGGAAGACAATTTGAACAAAAATTTGCCCCACTATTAGGAAAAAGAGATGGTATATTAGTCAACTCAGGTAGTTCAGCTAATTTATTAATGGTTTCATTATTAAAAACAAAACGTTGGGGAAAATTACCTAAAGGATCTAAATTCATTACTCCAGTAGTATGTTTTCCAACTACAATTAATCCATTGATACAGTGTGGTTTTGAGCCAGTATTTGTAGATGTTACTTTACCTAGTTTAAACATTGATTTAGATGCAGTTGAAAAATTACTTGAAGAAGATGTAAATGGAGAAATTAAAGGACTTATTTTTGCTCATGTATTAGGTAATCCACCTGACATGGATAGAGTAATGCAAATTGTTAAAAAATATAAATTAATATTTTTAGAAGATAGTTGTGATGCATTAGGTTCAATATGGGATGAAAAACCTTTAGGATCATTTGGTGACATTTCAACATGTTCATTTTTTCCTGCTCACCATATGACAATGGCTGAAGGAGGATTTGTAGCAGTTAATCATCCAAGGCATAGAATGGCTTTAGCATCTTTAAGAGATTGGGGACGAGCATGTTACTGTAACAGTGTCAAACCAGGTAACATTATTGGAGGAACAGCTTGTGGCAATAGATTAAGCAATTGGTTTAAAGGACAAGATGATATAGTTTATGATCATAGATTTGTATTTGATGAAATAGGCTATAATTTAAAACCAACTGAAATGCAAGCAGCAATGGGTTTAGCTCAGTTAGATAAATTAGATGAAATGCATACTCGAAGAAGATCAAATTTTAAAAGAATGTACAGCATTTTTAAAAAATATGAAGATTTAGTTTATTTACCTGAAACATTAGACAAAGCAGATCCATCTTGGTTTGGATATTTAATTACTTTAAAAGACAATTGTGGATTTAACAAAAATGATTTAGTAGAACATTTAGAAAATGCTAAAATACAAACACGATCTTACTTTACTGGTAATGCTTTATTTCACCCAGCATATGAAGAATTAGCAGCTAATTATGAAAATCCTAGAGAACAATTTCCAATAGCTACTAAATCAAGTAAAGATACATTCTTTATGGGAGTTTATCCTGGATTAACAGAAGAACAATTAAATTACATTGAAATAGTAGTTGATAAATTTTTTCAAAATTTAAAATAATATGAATATATTAATAGCTGGAGGTTGTGGATATGTAGGTACCCAATTAGTAAAAACACTCAACCAACGAAATCATAATGTTACCATAGTTGATTTACAATGGTTTGGAAATAAAACAGGTCAAGAAGTAATTAATAAAGATATTTTTGATATAAACACTAACTATTTATCTAATTTTGATTGTGTTATTTTTACAGCGGGTTTATCAAATGACCCCATGGCAGATTTTTCACCTGCTAAAAATTTTATATACAATGCGGCTTGTCCTTCATATTTAGCTTACATAGCTAAAAAAGCAGGAGTAAAGAAATTTGTATATGCAAGCAGTTGTTCAGTGTATGGATTTACAGATGATAAATTTTCAACTGAAGAAGATTTAACAATCACTCAACATCCATATGGTATTTCTAAACTGCAAGGTGAAAGAGGAGTATTACAAATAGCTGATGATAATTTTAAAGTTATTGCTTTAAGAAAAGGAACAGTATGTGGATATTCTCCTAGAATGAGATTAGATTTAGTTTTAAATATTATGTTTAAAAATGCTATGTCTGACAATGTCATCACAGTTAACAACCCAGAAATATGGAGACCAATTTTATCAATTCAAGATGCGGTTCAAGCATATGTTAACGCTGTAGAAATAGATGCTCCATCAGGTACATACAATGTATTTTCAGATAACTATCAAATAAAAGAATTAGCAGAAATAGTTAAAAATAAAGTAGAAAAATTTATAGAAAAATCAATAGAAATAAAAACTTTAAATATACATGATGTAAGAAATTACAAAGTAAGTTTGGAAAAAGCAAAAAAATTTCTTAATTTTACACCTAAATATAAAGCAGAAGAAATTGTAGAAGATTTAATATTTAATTATTCTCAATTTTCTGATTTTGATAATGATTTATATTATAACATAAATACCTTTAAAAATATAAAATGAAAATATATGATAATGGTACTCCAATTCGAAATTAGTTACATGCTCAAGATACTGCTAATGCTATAATAACAATTATAAAATCTGAAGTTAAAAATGAGATTTTTAACATTTGTGGAGGTTTTAAGCAAAGTAATTTTGATACTGTAAAAAAATTACTTATATTAAATGATATAAATATAGAAGATATAAATAAACATATTGATTGGTCTTGTATTAGACCAGGACAAGATGTTAGATACGCTTTAGATGACTCTAAATTAAGAGCATTAGGGTGGAAGTCTAAAAAACAATTTGATAAAGAGTTAAAACATATAGTTGAATATTATAAAAATAAATTTATTTGGTAAACATGAATATAAGAGAATCAAAATGTGTAAAAATCCTAACAGACCTTATTGAGAGTGAGGGACTAATAGGTATCAAAACTAGCTTTGAAGATGAAGGCGCTACCTTTAATGAAACAGTTAGACTTAAACAAGTATGTAATGAAGCTAAAGTAAAAATTACATTAAAGATTGGAGGACCAGAAGCTATTAGGGATTTAAAAGACTCTACTATTATTGGAGTAAAAGGAATTGTGGCACCTATGGTTGAATCAGAATTTGGATTAATAAAATTCTTACAAGCCACTAAAACTCATATATCAAAAGATACTTTAAGTTCATTACAGTTAAATGTAAACTTAGAAACAATAACTGCTATGAATAATTCTGATAAAATATTATCTATTCCTGAAGTACAAGATCTGTATGGGGTGACTGTAGGTAGAGTTGACTTAGTATCATCAATGGGTAAGGATAGATCTTATGTAAATAGTGAAGAGATTTACAAATTAACAAAACAAGTATTCATTAAAGCAAAAACTAAAGGTTTAAAAGCTTGTTTAGGAGGAGCTGTATCTATTGAGTCATTAGATTTTCTTAAGAAACTACACTCAGAAGGATTACTTGATAAATTTGAAACTAGATATTGTATTTTTGATCCGTCAATAGCATTAAAGAATTTATCTAGAGTGTTAGCTAAAGCTCAAATGTTTGAGTATGAGTGGATGACAAGCAAGCATGAATACTATACTACTTTAGCAAATCAAGATATTAAACGAATTAAAATGATCCAAGATCGTATTAATCAATCTTCTACATTTTAATATGAAGATACTAGTTACAGGAGGTTCTAGAGGTATAGGTAAAGCAATTGTAACCCTATTTAAAGAAAATGATCATAGTGTTTATTCTCCAACAAGGGAAGAGTTAGATCTAACAAAGAATTTTATACTAGTAAAAACTGATTTTGATATTATTATTAATAATGCTGGGATAAATCCTTTAAAATATATTGAAGAAATAGATAATAATAAGGTGATGCAGGTAAATTATCAGTCACCTCTTTCAATTATTCAACAATGTCTTCCTTATATGTTAAATAAAAGTTATGGAAGAATAATAAACATAGGGAGTATTTGGATAGAATTAGCTAAACCTAAAAGATTAGCATATAGTGCTAGTAAAAATGCTCTACATGCATTAACAAAATCAATTGTAGCTGAATACGGAGATCAAGGTATAATAGCTAATACAATATCACCTGGATTTATAGGGACAGATTTAACCTATCAAAATAATTCAGAATTAGAGATACAAAACATAACAAGTCAAATACCTTTAAAAAGATTAGGTACACCAGAAGAAGTAGCAAAATTAGTATATCAACTTACAGTAGAAAATAATTATATAGCAGGACAAAATATAATAATAGACGGAGGATATTCATGTACAATACTATAGAAATACAATCAAAAATTAATAACTATAATATTCAGTTTGTAGATACTCTTAATAACATACAGTCTCTCATTGACCAACCTAATACTATTACTTTTATAGATAATAATGTTTCTAAATTATATCCTGAATTGTATAGAGAAGAAAATATTAGGATAGAATGTAATGAAAATACTAAGACCTTAGAGGGTACATATAGTATTTTTGATACTTTAATTGAACGAAAAGCTAATATACAAACTAAATTAGTAGTAATAGGAGGAGGTATTTTACAAGATCTAATTGGGTTTTGTGCTTCAATATATTGTAGAGGAATTCAATATGCTTTAGTTCCAACAACTTTATTATCTCAAGCTGATAGTTGTTTAGGAGGGAAAACTTCTATAAATGTTAAAGGTAAGAAAAATATTTTAGGAACATTTTATCCACCTAACAACATTTATATTTGTACTGAATTTTTAAAAACTTTATCTACATTAGACTATTGTAGTGGATTAGGAGAGATATATAAATTTCATATACTAGAAAATAGAATTGATCAATTTGACATTGATGGAGATATAAATGATATGATATATAAAGGATTATTATTTAAAGGAGATATACTTTCTAGAGATGAATTTGATAAAGGAGAACGTAAGTATTTAAATTTTGGACATACATTTGGACATGCCTTAGAAACCACATCACAAAATAATCTCCCTCATGGTATAGCTGTTATTTTAGGAAGTATGATTGCAAGTCGAATTACTTCTAAATTAGAATATAAAGTACCTAATTACAATCAACTCCTTGAAAAAGGAATAGAATTAATACATCAATCAAATATAAAATTAGAACAGTCTTGGTTTAATTTAGAAAGTCTATTAGAAATAGTAAAATCAGATAAAAAAAGTACAGGAAAGTTAACAATGGCTCTATCAACAGACCATAACTTTCTTCAAGATATAGAAGATATAAAAATAATAAAACAAGTATTACAAGAAACATATGAGAGTATCTGATTATATAATACAATACTTAAGAGATAAATACAACACTGATACTATATTTACTGTGTCAGGAGGGGGATGTATCTTTCTTATAGATTCATTAGGGCACACTGAGGGAGTTAATTATGTAGCTACTCATCATGAACAGGCAGCAGCAATAGCAGCAGAAGGTTATGCTAGAATGAATAATAAACTAGGAGTTTGTATAGTAACAAGTGGACCTGGAGCTACAAATGCAATGACTGGTACTCTATGCAGTTGGCTAGATTCAATACCTGTTATTGTTATTAGTGGTCAAGTTAATAAAGAGCTAACAACAAACTACACAAGACAGTCATTAAGACAGTTAGGTGATCAGGAGTACAACATAGTAGAGTCTGTTAAAAATATGACAAAATATGCAGTGCAGGTTAATGATACAAATGATATAAGATTTCATTTAGAAAAAGCTTGTACTTTAGCAACAACAGGAAGATCAGGTCCTGTATGGTTAGATATACCTCTTAATATACAATCAGCTGAAATAAATCCTGAACAACTACATGGATATAATGACTTTATTGAGTTTCCTCAAGCTAGTAAATTAGATATAGAACAAGTTATTACTAAGTGGAATAATGCAAAGAAACCCTTACTATTAGTTGGTAATGGAATAAGATTATCAGGAGGGGTAAATGAGTTAAGAGAATTACTAACTAAAACAAACATACCAACTATCTCAGCTGTAAACGGAAACGATATAGTAACTTCAGACTATGAACATTATTGCGGTAGGTTTGGAACACATGCTCAAATTAGCGCTAATAAATTATTAAGTGAATGTGATTTTCTATTATCAATAGGAAGTAGGTTATATGTGAGACAAACAGGATATAACTTTAAAGGATTTGCTAAACAAGCTTATAGAATATATGTTGACATAGATAAAAATGAATTAGACAAACCAACTCTATTTCCCGACCATAAGATACATTCAGATGCTAAAGATTTTATTAATAAGTTGTTACAAGAAGATATTAATGTAAGTAATTTAGAATGGTTAGCAGAATGTAAAGAAAGTAATAAAGCTCCTAAAGTATTGCCTAGACATAGAAATAAAAAAGGTAGTGCTAGTGTTTATGCTTTTATAGAACAATTATCAAAAGTTTTACCTAAAGATCATCATGTTGTTACTAGTGATGGCTCAGCTAATGTAGTTACTATGCAAGTGATGGATTTAACAGGAAATCAAAGATTAATTACTAATACAGGGTGTGCTCCTATGGGTTATGGCTTACCAGCTGCTATTGGAGCTGCTACACATAATAAAATAGTTTGTATAGAAGGAGATGGAAGTTTACATTTAAATATTCATGAATTACAAACTATGAAACATTACAATCTTCCTATTAAATTAATAGTAATTAATAATGATGGATACTTATCTATAAAAGTATCTCAAAAAACATTCTTTAATGGTAACTATGTGGCATCAGAAAAGAATAGTGGTGTATCATTTCCTAACTATGAGAAAGTAATTAAAGCATATGATCTGCCATACTACAGTATAAAAGATAACGATACCATACAACCAACCCTAAATAAATTCTTATCTCAGGAAGGTCCATGTGTGTTAGAAATCTTTACTGATCCTGATGAGTTCCATGAACCAAAGGTAGTAGCAAAGCTAGATGCAGAAGGAAAATTTATACCCGGAGAGTTAAGTAACATACAATGGATAGAATGAAAATATTAATAACAGGAGGAAATGGTTATGTGGCTAAAAGTTTAACAGCTGCTTTAAGAAATACACATGAAGTGTATGCTCCAACAAGACAGCAGTTAAACTTAATAGACAGTAAAGCAATAAACACTTGGTTTGAAGACAAGTATTTTGATGTAGTTATTCATTGTGCAGTTGTAGGAGGCAGTAGACTTAAACCAGAAGATTCATCCATTATGGACCAAAATCTTCAAATGTACTACAACTTACTAACACATAAAAACAAATACAACAAGTTTATTAACTTTGGATCTGGCGCTGAGTTATTGCAAAAAGACACTCCGTATGGTTTAAGTAAACATATTATTTATAAATCTATAATAGAAAAAGAAAACTTTTACAACATAAGAATATTTGGAGTATTTGATGAAAATGAATGGGAAACTAGATTCATTAAAACAAGCATTAAAAAATACATTAATAATGAATCTATGGAAATTCATCAAAATAAATACATGGATTTCTTTTACATGGAAGATTTGGTTTCATTAGTAGAATTTTATATATTAAATAATAATTTACCTAAAGAAATTGATTGTACTTATTGTGAATCAAAAACACTGTATCATATAACTGACATAATTAATCATTTAAATGGTCATCAAGTTGAAATTAAACTAAACAACTCAGGTATAGGAACAAGGTACATAGGAAAATTTACTGACTTAGGAATAAATTATATTGGATTAGAGCAAGGTATTGTAAAAACATATAATAAATTAAGAAATGAATATTAAACTTAGACTGCATTTAATGCCTTGGGAGTTAGACTCTGCTTTATTAACATGTAATCAGTTAGTTAAATCGTTTTATCATTTTGATAAAAAAGATAATGTGATTTTAGAATTATGTTTAAATCTTTCTAGTTATATGATTAATTGGAATGAATCTAAATTATCAAAAGAATTTTTTATAGAAAAATATAAAAATTTAGATTTTTTATTTCCTACTGAATTTAAAAGAACCTTAAAAATATATGATGGTAGTGAACTATATGGGCATTTAGATTTTGAAAGAGAATCTATATCACCAGAAATAGATGCTTATATAAATTTATGTCCTGATATGATATTTAGTGAGTATGTAATAGCTTATATGATTGAAGGAGCTAAACAAGTAAAAAATAAATATTTTGTAATCACCCCTCAAATTCCTAAAATGTGGGATAGTTCATGGGATATTTTAGTTAATCCTATTTACAATAATATTCCATATGGAAATAGACTTAATTCATTTGAAATAATAAATAATCAAGATAACTTAAACCAAGAAATATCTTTACAACCAATAAATTGTTTTAAGTATGCTGGATGGTTTGACTTATATAGTAAATCATATGTTGAGGACTTAGCACCCATTTGGGATGAATGGAAAGGTAAGGGAGGATGGGACACATATTCAATGAATGTTAGTAGTTATTTTAAACAAATAAGAGGAGATGTTCAACAATATGTTTTAGAAGGACAAACAATATACAGATTATCATATTGTAAAAATTTTGAAAACTTTAGTTTATATTCTTATTACAAAAACAATATTAAACTAAACAATACATGGAATAGTAGAGATACATTTGATGAAAATATTTCTTCTTACATTCAAAAAAGAATAAGTAAACTTGGAAATTTAATAAACAATTAATATATTTAAAGCATGAAAAATGTATATGATATAACAAATGAATTTGAAAGGCGCTTAGGTGAATACACAGGAGCACCTTATGTAGTGACTGTTGACAATCAAAGTAACGCTTTATTTTTATCTTTATACTATGAAAATTATGTTAAGAAAAGTATTCATGTAAATGAAATTACTATTCCTAATCGAACATATCCCTCAGTACCATGTGAAATTATTCATGCTGGATTGAAAGTAAAATTTAGACAAGTTAAAGGAAAAACAATTAAAGGTGCTTACAATTTAGAAGGTTCAAATGTTTGGGATTCAGCTTTATCATTTACAACAGAAATGTATAAAAAAGGAACACATATGTGTATTAGTTTTACTGGTCCATTTAAACATTTTAAACTATCTAAAGGTGGAGCTATATTAACAGATAGTCATGACGCTTATCTTTGGTTTAAACGAGCAAGATATAGTGGTAGAAGAGAATGTTCATATCACGATGATAATTTTGATATGTTAGGTTGGAATTTTTATATGATGCCTGAATTAGCGGCTCGTGGATTGTTACTAATGAATCAGTTTTATAATGGCGAAACCCCCAAACAAAATGAGGACTTAGAAATGCCTTATCCAGACTTATCTAAATTTGAAATTTATACTAAAGCAAATAGATAATGGTAGTAGGAATAATGCAACCCTATTTCATGCCTTATATTGGCTACTTTCAACTAATAAATTCAGTAGACGAATTTGTTATATATGATAACATTCAATATACTAAAAAAGGATTTATTAATAGAAATCGTATTTTATCTAATGGAACAGACCAATTATTCTCCCTACCCTTAAAAAAAAATTCAGATTATTTAAATGTAGTAGAACGAGAATTATCTGGGTTATGGGAGAAAGATAAAAACAAAATCCTAAATACAATTAAATCTTCATATAGTAAGGCTCCTTATTTTAAAGAATCATTTGATTTAATTTCAAAATGTTTAAATAATCCTGAAGTTAACCTATTTAGGTTTATATATGATAGTATTGTTTTAGTAAATGAATACTTAGATATTAAAACTAAAGTAATAATTTCTTCTACAATAGATACAGATCATACTTTAAAATCACAAGATAAAGTATTAGCAATATGTAAAGAAAGAAATGCTACTCAATATATAAACTCTATAGGAGGAGTAGAATTATATGATAAAGAAACTTTTAAACAAAACAAAATTAAACTTAATTTTATCAAATCAAATCCAATCCAATATAAACAATTCAATAATGAATTTATCCCTTGGTTATCAATAATTGATGTACTAATGTTTAATTCAAAAGAACAAATAAATAAATATTTAAACGAATATACTCTAGTATGAAGTGGAAAAAATTAGGACATATATTTGATCCAACAACATGGAATGATGGAATTGATAGACCTTGGATGAAAACTCATTCTCAATGTACCCATGCTTTAGTTTTAGATAATGTAGTTAGAATATATTTTTCTTGCCGACCAGAGAATGATGAGAATGGTTTTGCAAAATCATACACAACATTTCTAGACTTAGATAAAAATAATTTAACTAAAATCATTCAAGTATCAGATAAACCAGTAATGTCTCTAGGTGAATTAGGAACATTTGATGAATTTGCAGTATACCCCTCTTGTAACATTAAACATGAAGATAAAATATTATTCTATTATGCGGGTTGGACTCGTTGTCAATCTGTACCATTCAATACCTCAATTGGATTAGCAATAAGTGAAGACAATGGAGAAACATTTAACAAAATAGGACCAGGACCTATATTATCAGCAGACACGTTTGAACCTTTTGTCTTAAGTGGACCTAAAGTTAGAAAATTTAACGATAAATGGTACATGTTCTATTTAGCAGGAACAAAATGGATTAACTATAATGGCAAACCTGAAATAATATATAAAAACAGATTAGCAATTTCAGACAATGGAATAAACTGGAAACGACACAATCAAAATATAATCCCAGACATTTTAGATGAAAACGAATGTCAAGCTGGACCTGATGTATTTTATAAAGATGGGTTGTATCATATGTATTTTGCATATAGAGAAGGTTTAGATTTTAGAAATATACCTGGAAGAGGATATAAAATAGGTTACGCTACTTCAACTGACTTAATTAATTGGGAACGTAAAGATAAAGAAGCAGGAATAGAATACTCAGAAACAGGATGGGATAGTACAATGCATCATTATCCTCATGTTTTTGAAGTAAATGGAACTCATTATATGACCTTTAATGGAAACGATTTCGGAAAATATGGTTTTGGATTAGCAATATTAGAACAATGATCCCAACATTAAAACATGTACAACAACATTTAATAACATGCTCTAATACTTTTGTACCTAGTTTAGATAGTTATGTAAACGTTAATGAATATTCTAAAAAAATATTTGAGCAAGCTATATTATTTACAAAATTTGATGGTGATAAATTAGTTGGTTTAGTAGCGGCATATGATAATCCAACTGAACAATTTGGATGGATCACTAACGTTAGTGTAGACCCTGAATATTCTGGAAAAGGTATAGCAACTGAATTATTAAATAGATGCTACAAGTACTTTAAAACTAAAAAATATTTTAGTATATTCTTAGAAGTATTTGTAAACAATGATAAAGCAATTAAATTATATATTAAACAAGGATTTACTAATTATAAAATAAAAGAAAATAAAATGATATTAAAACAACAATTAACTAAAAGAGATTATAACAAGGAATTTAAAGACACTTCAGATCACAAATATGCTTATAATTTTGATTTTGATGTAATGCATCATTATATGATAGAATCATTTAAACCTCATTTTATTAAGGGCAATTGTCTTGAATTAGGAAGTTTTAAAGGAGATTTTACTAAACGTCTTATTCCTTATTTTGATGATATTACCTGTATAGAAGCCTCTGATGAAGCTATTAAAATATCTAAACAAAATTTAAAAGATAATATTACATATTGCAATTCATTATTTGAAAATGTTGAATTACCTAAAAAGTATGATAATATCATTTTAACCCATGTCCTAGAACATATTGATGATCCAGTAGGATTATTATCAAGAATTAAAAATGAATGGCTATCAGAAGATGGGAAACTATTTTTAGTATGCCCTAATGCAAATGCTCCTTCAAGACAAATAGCAGTTAAAATGGGCTTAATCTCCCACAATTCAGCTATTACCCCTGCTGAAGAGGAGCATGGACATAAAATTACTTATACTTTAGATACCCTAGAAAGAGACACTAAATTAGGAGGACTAAATGCAATCTATCGCTCAGGTATATTTTTTAAAGCACTTGCTAATTTCCAATGGGACCAATTACTTAATACAAATATTATTAGTAAAGAATACTTAGATGGTTGTTACCAATTAGGTCAACAATACCCCGATTTATGTTCTAGTATTATGTTAATTTGTAAAAAATGAAAATACATATTTATTATAGACATACTTCAAATAATAATCGAAATCATAGTAGACCCATATGGTTTAGTTATGAAAAATGTTTCCATAATCTCCTTAAAACTATAGAAGGGTATGAAAATATTTCTTTAACATTAGCTTTAGATGGAAATATAGATGATGATTTTACTAAAAACTATCAAGATAAATTTACTTTATTTCCTACTAATTATAAATCAAGTTTACTTTCATATAGAGCCCTTTTAGAATATATTAAGGAACAACCTATGGAACCCAATGAGTTAATTTATTTTCTTGAAAATGATTATCTACACGTAGATCATTGGGTAGAAAAAGTAGAAAATTTAATTGAAACATATAGTGGTTTAGATTATATTTCGTTATATGATCATAATGATAAATTCTTCCACCCAATGTATGATAATTTAGTATCAAAAATAATAACAACTCCCCTCCATCACTGGAGAACATCCCCAAGCACTTGTGGAAGTTTTATTATTAGTAGAGAAACTTTTGAAAAAGATTTAGACATATGGACTACTACAGTAGGAGACCATAATACTTTTTTATGGCTGAATGAAAATAGAGAAAGATTTGTATTTACTCCCATTCCCGGATTATCAACTCATTGTATGGAAGGATTATTAAGTCCTACTATTGATTGGAAACAAATAAATAATAAATAATAAATAATAAGCAACATGAATAAATTAGAAGAAATAGTTAACTACCTTCATCAATATCCCTCAGATATAAATGAACATATTCCAACCTTAATAAAATATGGTTCTGAATGTGAACATATTACAGAAATGGGAGTTAGATGGATAACATCAACTTGGGCTTTTTTGGGGTGTGGTCCTAAAAAATTAATTAGTTATGATTTAGAAAATCCTTCACTTTGGGATAAAGGTAGTATACATATGTCTGCAGATGCCGTAAGTAGAGGATACAATACTATCCAAGAAGTATATGATGTTGCGTCTGAATTTGGATTGGATTATGAATTTATACAAGCTAATGTTTTAGAAGTAGAAATAGAAGAAACAGATCTATTATTTTTAGATACATGGCATTCGTATAAACAATTAAAATCTGAATTAAAATTACATTCACATAAAGCTAGAAAATATATAATATTCCATGATACAACATCATATGCTAACACAGATGAAACTAACTATGAATCTTTAGGTGAAGAATGGAAAGGAGAAGGTATAGGTATATGGAGAGCTATTGAAGAATTTTTAGAATCAAACCCATCTTGGAAATTAATTGAAAGATTCACTAATAATAATGGTTTAACTATCATAGGAAAAAAATGATCTCAGTTATCATCCCCACATACCAATCACCTGAAGCATTAGACTTATGTCTTAAATCAGCAGTTGAAGGACAAACTAACAAAAATCAAATTATAGTAGTTGTAGATGGATTTTATGACATCAACAAAGATGTGTTGGAAAAATACGCTGAATCAATTGATATTCTAAACTTGGAAGACAATGTAGGCCTTTGTCGAGCTACCAACTTAGGCGTTTATAATGCGAAGTATGAGTTGATTTTAATAGTAAATGATGACAATGTATTTCCTCAAAATTGGGACAAAAATTTATTAAAAGATTATGTTCCTAATGCAGTCATTTCTCCAAACCAAATTGAACCTACACCAAGCATGTTTTCTCAATTTCACATAAAAGATTTAGGAAAGTCAGTTGATGAATTTGACTTAAAACGTTTTCAAGAATATGAAAAAGCTTTAAATGATGTGACATATGAAAAAAAGGTTCACGAAACAGGATCTACACTGCCTATTTTCATGTCTAAAGTAGACTATTTAAAAGTAGGAGGATGGGATGAAAATTATCAAGATGGTATGGTAGCAGATTGGGACTTCTTTTTAAAATGTACATTGTCAGGAATGAAAATGCTTAGAACATACAGCGCTCATTTTTATCACTTTGCCTCATTGTCTGTTAATGGAAACAAGAGAATAAATGCTGAAGTCCAAGGTCATGAATATGCTAAGTATAAGTGGTCTTCATACATCAAACATAACTCCCAAAACAACCTAAAATTTTTATAAAATTTGGCTTTCAAAATATTTATTAGTATATTAAAAAAATAAGACTATGCTAACATTTAAACCATACATTTACTACACTAAAGGTGACAGTAAAAAAGAAGTAATTGATAGAGTAGTAGCACCAAGTTACTACAGCGCCTTAGACTATTTTGTTTTTCGCAAACAACTTGATGAGGAAGAGTTTTTAAATTTATATGAGGTAGAAGAATATGAAACTGGACTTAAATAGTTTTGGAAAAAAACTTAAACTTTCCAAACGAGTTAAAAAGGTAAAAGTTTTAACTGAAAAAGAAATGTTTGTTGATTTACTTTCCCGCATTGAAGAATGTTGGACAAGATCAAATTCACTGTATGATAAATTTAAAACCAACCTGCTAGAATATGAGGAGGACTTTTTTTTAATCATTGAAGATTTACTGTTGTTGAAGTTTGGAGAGTGGAAAACAGAACTTATGTTGTGGTACATTTATGGAAGATTAAATGATAAAGGAGTAGTGCAACCGCTTATTCTCCACCACAAATCAAAACCAAATGAAAAAGTTTACCTTAAAAACATAGCTGAATTATGGGAATTTTTAAACCTACTAGAAGAACAAAAACGTAAAGATGAAGAAAAATAAATTGAAAAAAAATTGCATTATGTGTGAAGAGCCAATTCACCCAAAACGATTGGAAATACTGCCACACGCTGTTAAATGTGTCAAATGTTCAAACACAAACAAAAAAGCAGGTGTCACAGTTATGAAAGGAGAAGGAGATCACACCTATTTAGAAACCATAATTATAGAACATGAAGACTACATTAAATATCAAAAGTTAGAAAACAAATTAAAAGATGTAGAAAAACTATTTACTCCAGAAACAGATGATGAGGAAATTGTTGAAGAGGAAGATGACAATGAACTAGAATACTAATATGCCAAAACGGAAAGACTTATTGAAAGAGCAAATATTGCTGGCAATGAAACACACTTTGTCTAACAAGTCAGCAGCTCGCTATCTCAATGTAAGTTACATTCACTTTAAAATGTGGGCCAAACGCTATCACACAGTTGAAGGTGGTCCTTCACTTTTTGAATCTCACAAAAATCAATGTGGCAAAGGCATTCCTAAATTTTTAACAGGCAACAACGCTGCCAAAAGCAAATGGAATGTTTTAGACGTCATTGAGGGAAGAATTTCTCCCAATCACTTTTCTCCTGAAAAAATTAAAGCCAAAATGATTGAAGAAGGAGTGTTGAAGGAAGAATGCAGCATGTGTTCATTTAAAGAAAGACGATTGAATGACTATAAAATTCCACTCATTTTAAATTTTAAAGACAACAATCCAAACCACTACAATTTAGGCAACATAAGATTTTTATGTTACAATTGTTTCTTTTTAAACATAAGCGACATATTCAACAAAAAAGACATAGATCAACTTGAAACGCACAATCCAACAAACGGCACTACCAAAGAAATTGACTTTCAGTTAGACAGCTATCAAAAGCAAAGACTGGAAGAACTTGGACTGTATGATCCTCCCAAAGCAGAAAATGACGGTTCTGAATTCATTTCCAGAATTTAAAATATTTATAATCAGATGCATAAAAGTAAAAAACACAGTAAGCTAGTCAAAGATTATGAAGCGCAAAAATCTCAACATTTAGACAAACTTGCCACTCAAATGTTAAAACGTGATGAAAAATCACAAAAATTAAAAGAAAAACACATTGATTCTAATTTTTTAAATTTATTCTAACTATGAAAATGAAACCTACAGAATTTAAAGTTGACAACATGGAGCAGTTTCAAGATATGGTGACATCAAAAGACATCAACATATCAAAGGCCATAGTAAATGCAATTATAGGCAACTTAAAAACACGTAAAAAATTCATTCACATGTTGTCTATAAAGTGCATGGATGAAAACACAACATTTGACATAACATTGGAACGTTCACATTTCGCAGACACTTTAAAGGAAAATTTAAAATATTTTGAAGCAGGTGAATGGTATGAAGAATGTTCAAAAATAAACAAAGCCATAGGTATGTTAAATAAGCCCAAGACATAATATGTATATCAAAAGTCATGGCCAAAATTAAAGAAACAACAACACGAACATTAGACAAACCTAAAGTGAAAAGACCTGGCGTTCACAGTAAAAAGAAAACCAGCCAATTGAAGTCAAGTAAAAATTATAAAAAACTATACAACGCCCAAGGAAAATGAAACAATCAGAACTAAGACAACTAATCAGAGAAGAAATTCAAAATGCATTAGGTGAAAGTCACAGTTCAAACAACTACATGTTTTTTGAAAATTTAAAAACTCTCAAACATGCTATTGATGAAATGCTAGCAATGGACAAAGCAAAAGAAGATCAAATATTGGAAGATGGACATGGTTGGGCTGTTGATCACATTGCCACATCAACAGATGACGTTGAAGAAGTATATCACTTTTTAACTAATCAAGATGAAATTGGCCACAAGGACACAACTAGTCACAAAGCAATGTCAATGACACCTGTAAATGAAAAACTTAAAGGTAAACAAAATAAAATTGACGCCAATAAAAATGGAAAAATTGACGCTGAAGATTTTAAAATGTTAAGGAAAAAGTAAAGGGACTTAAAAAGCTATAACAAACAGTTATAGCTCTTTATATTTGTAATATTTATTATCGGACAATAAAAACATTACGATGATAAATACTACCAAAATTTACCTTGTTACCAACTGCTTTGGAGACCCAAACAAAGTTTATATAGGTAAAACTAAAAATTCAAGAGAAATAAATCATAGTAAAACATATGGTTCTCAAATTATCTATACTTATATTGATGAAGTAAATTCACTTAAATATAAAGATTGGGAACCACTTGAAACATTTTGGATAGAATATTTTAAATTTTTAGGCTTCATATTAATGAATGTTCGTAAAAGTGGCGGGAGTGGACCCAGTTACCATTCTGAAGAAACAAAACAAAAAATGCGTATGTCTCATAAAGGTAGAAAAATTTCTGAAGAATGGAAGGAAAATATGAGAAAACCTAAATCTACATCCAAAAAAGGAAAAGAACATGGATTATTTGGACAACACATCCATACTGAAGAATCTAAACGAAAGTTAAAAATTAAGCAAACTCAAAACGCCAAAGAAAGAGGTGAGAAAATATCTAAAACAAAATTAGGTAGGAAATATCCAGAAGGATACATAAAAAAATTAAATTAAAAATTTGGCTTACAAAATCCCTTAACATATATTTAAAGTATAAATAAAAGTTATGCATATAGAAATTAATAACGAATGTTTCCCACCACGCAAGCACTACGCAGAAGTAGAGCCAAAGTTTTTCAATTTCACTAAAACATGTCGAGTGTTACCTGCGACATACTTTAATGAACCAAACACAATATTTTGGCTCAAAGCACAGTTTGCACCAGGCGAAAAAAGAACATTTCCAAATGGTGGCTTTGAAGTGTATGGCCCTGAAGGCAGCACTCACAATTTTGAACTAGACCAAGTAATAGTTCATCCATATCATTTGAGAATGATGAAGTATTTTTCCAAAACTGAAAACACAGTTAAAGAAAAAGTAATAAATGTTATGGGCAATGGAAAACGTGGCCGACCAAAAATGGATCCATCATTGAAAAAGAATCAAGGACCATATGTTCCAACAGGCGGACAACGCGGACGTAAGCGAATGTCTGATGAAGACAGAGCAACACGTGACGCTAAATTGGCGGTTAAGAAGTCTAATTCATCAGGTAAGCGAGGCAGACCGAAAAAACAAACATCTTAATATATTTATCATAAAGCACAACATATGAAAAAATCAGAACTGAAACAACTTATTAAGGAAGAAATTAAAAATATAATGAATACCAAAGATGATGGTGCATCTGGTTATGGTGAGGTAATGAGAAAACTCACTGATAAAATGACTGGAGGAAGAATTCCTGACCTGACTGTTAAAAATACATATAAAGTAAAATCTAAAAAAGACATCAAAGAAACTCCAGGAGAATTTCCAGCTACTACTGCTAAAAGAGAACTTGAAAAATTAAGGTCAGAAATTGAAGCTATTGTTAATAATACAGAACTGGTTACAAAAGATGAGAAAGAAAAAGCATATAATGAGTTACTTGATAGAGAAGGATATAGTGAGGATGTAAAATTGTATATGCGTAGAGCTATTAGTGGTGCATTGCTCCGCCAAAATCTTAATAAATAAAAACTGTAAAAAATAAAAGTTATGAAAGTAGAAAAACGAGGTAGACCATCTATTTCCTCCACAGATTTATCTTTAAAGCCAACAAAATTTACTCGTGAATTTAAAGACCATACTGGTCACCGTTCTGTTTGGACTTACAACTTAGACAAAAACCCATATGGTCCTGTGTGTGTTGAGGAATTTTATCCTGAGGGATGGACATCAGATGTGCAGGTAGAAGTAAAATTGCCTAAAACAAAGCGCAAGTATCTCAACCCTAAAACAGGCAAAATGGTAGGATATCTTAGATATATGCAAATAATGAAAGAGATTGGGTCCAAATGATGGAAAATTGGTAGGGTGTGATATTTATAATAAAATGACAACTCTCATATATTCATTAGAAAAAAATGGAATACCTTTTTATATAGGTAAAACAAGAAGTTCTCAAGGTAGATTTAATTCTCATAGAAGAATATATAAATGTGAAATAAATATTATAGATGAAGTACCTACATCTGAATGGAGGTTTTGGGAAAAACACTATATATCTCTTTATAAAAGTTGGGGATTTGAATTGGAAAATAAAAATGAAGGTGGTGGTGGATTAACATATCCTGTTTTTTCTAAAGAACGAAATATGAAAATATCTATAGCTACTAAAGGAAGAAAAATATCTGATGAACAAAAAATGAAATTACGGATACTATTAATTGGTAATAAATACCGTTTAGGGAAAAAACACTCTGAGGAAACTAAAGAAAAAATTCGATTAAAATTAAAAGGAAAAAAAGTATCTGATGAGACTAAGTTAAAAAAGAGTATATCTATGAAAGGTAAAAAACATTCTAAAGAAACTAAAGAAAAAATAAGTAAATCCTTATTAGGAAAAAGTAAATCTGATGAACATAAAATAAAATTAAAAAATAAAAGTGAAATTGGTCTATCTAATATTAGAATATCAAAAAGTAAACCTGTATTACAATATGATTTACAAGGAAACTTTATTAAAGAATGGCCTAGTGTTACAAAAGCTAACCACCATATTAAAGGTGATATATATGCATGTTGTACAGGAAAACAATTAACAGCAGGTATGTTTAAATGGAAATATAAAAATAGTTAAGTAAAGTGTTAGGCTTTCAAAGTCTTTAAACATATATTTAAGTAAATAAAAAAATAAAGGTTATGGAAGACAATAAAAATGAAAATTCACTTATGGGAGGTATTATGCAAATAATTGTAGTTGTACTACTGATTGGAATGATCTATGCTGTTTATGAAGAAATTAAAAGAATTATTATAGAACGAGACTACACTAGACTTACAATATACATAATTGCTGGTGCAATCTCATATTACTTTTTTTACTAAAAAACCAAACCAATGAAGAAAGAAAAAGGACCAATGACAAAAACATGGCTTGAGGCACGCCAGTTAATCAGTGAAAACAACTTAGAACAAGCTGAGCAAGTACTTGACAAAGGCATATTAATGTTGACCAAAAACAACTTAAACGGAGCCAAAGACAAAGACTTACTAGAAGGTGTCAAAGTAGAAACATGGTTTGAAAGATTTTGGATTGCCACAGAAACATACATTTGGCCAACAAGAAAAGACTATGAAAAAGAATGGAAAATGTAAACGTTGGATTCCACCACAACAAATAGAGCCAGAATACATTGTGTTGAATGAACATGCCTCTGTGTTTGTAGGTTTAATAGGTGGAGATCTTAACTTTTCAACAGACATATTAAACGCAAAATGTTTGCGAGGCCAAGAAAAATTTAACATGCTACAACGAGCATCATACTTTAAAATTGAACAAATGTTTATATGAAAGAAAAAATGGTGTGTCTTTTTAATGCTTCTGCCTGTTTAGAAGTGAAACTGTCAAACAATGAATGGTATAGGGTGACGTCAAAAGAATTTCGTTCATACAACAGTCCAAGGCGCATTTCACATTCAAATAATGATCAGTCATATGTCACTGAACAGTATGAAGGACCAATATATTTATACGGTACAAACATTTTAGTTAAAGAACCTGAAAAAATAGGATTGATATTTTTAAACGATATGGATTCTAGAGTTGTAGTTAAATCTAAGAAATATGGAAGACTATAATCAACATTTTTTTGAAAAGTACATTAAAATATGCAATGTAATCACATCTTGTGTCAATAAAAATCACATAACAGTAGCTAGACAAATGATAGACAATCTTACTATACTGTGTTTAGGAACAAAAATACCTTACGAGTTTTACATTTCTTACATTAACAATTTAAAAAACATCTTAAATGAAAAAAATGATGACATCACTAAAGACAACTCTAAACAACTTTAGAATTTTTATTAAAGAAAATGTATTTCCCACTGCAATGGGAAATGAATACAGAGCAATTATTCGTGTAATGCAAAATGCTCTTCAAGAAGAAGAAGAAAAACGAAAACACCTAGAACAGATTTTATCAAAAATATCTGAAGACAAAAATGTAGAACTTCCTTTGCCTATAGTTTTTGAAATTTGGGACTACATTCATGCTGAAGAACTTAAAGAAACCAAATAGTTAGGCAGTCAAAGTTTTTCAACATATATTTAAGTAAATAAAAAAATAAAGGTTATGAAATTAAACACATTATACTCACGCTCAGTAAAGGGTAAGGTTAACACCTTCATTATTGAAGTTGAGTCAAACAAATTTCGAAGCATTACTGGATTTGATGATGGTAAAAAAACCATATCTGAATGGACAGTGTGTGAAGCAAAATCTTACTGTTCTGCAGAAGCACAAGCGTTAAAAGAAGCACAAGCCATTCATCGTAAAAAAATAGAAACAGGTTCATTTGAAAACATGTCAGACATAGACAATGAAATTCATTTTGAACCAATGTTGGCTCATAAGTGGGAAGATCAAAAAGACAAAGTAAAATATCCAATTTACTCACAACCTAAACTAGACGGCATTCGTTGTATTGTTAAGGAAGACGGCATGTGGAGTAGAAATGGAAAGAAAATTATATCTGCACCTCACATCTATGAAGCAATGAAGCACTTATTTACAGTAAATCCTGATTTGATATTTGATGGTGAGTTGTACGCAGACAAATTTGCAAATGACTTTAACGCCATTTGTTCATTGGTGAAGAAGACAAAACCCACTGCACAAGATCTTATTGATAGTGCTAAGGTAATTGAATATCATATCTATGATCTACCAAGTAATGCTGGTATCTTTACGGAACGATACAAGGAGTTGCATAATAAAATAAAACTACCTAGCTGCTGTGTAATAGTTGAAACTTATCTAGTGGAAACTGAAAAGGACGCACTAACATTATATGGTAACTATGTTGCATCAGGCTATGAAGGTCAAATGTTAAGATTGAATTTACCATATGAAAATAAACGCAGTAAGTCGCTTTTAAAACACAAATCGTTTATAGACACAGAGTATAAAATTATAGGAGTAGAACAGGGTAAAGGCAACTTAACAGGTAAAATGGGAGCACTTGTGTTTAAAACAAGTAAAGGAGACACATTCAACGCTTCAATAAATGGTGGATGGGACTATTTAGAAGAACTGTGGAACAGTAAAGATAAGTTAATTGGCAAACAAGCCACAGTGAAATACTTCAACTTAACACCTGATGGTAAGCCAAGATTTCCTAAAGTAATTAAAATAGACAGAGGAAGTTATGAGTAAAAGTTAGGCTTGCAAAGTTAACTATCATATATTCACATTAAATAAAAGTTATAATATGAAAGGAATATTGCATAAAACAACACAAGGATGGATTGTAATTTATGATGAAGTAGTTGGAGAAAACATTGTAAAGAAAAATCAAAATGCACTGCCATTAGTAGACAATGGTAGATTAAATGGATTAGCATTGTATGATTCTAATGAAGGATTGGAAGTAGACTTTGAAATATTCATTGATTTTGACAACAACGGACCTGAGCACTTTCCTAAATTTGCAAGAATAATTACATCTGAAGAAGATAAAATGGTAACCAAATGTTACTGTGGTCACACATCTTACTGTGACTGCGGACCATTACCTGAAGAAGATGAATTAAAAGATTGGGATGTAACATTAAATGATGGTTTAGACAATGAGCCATACATTTCAGATGACTTTCAAATTGGGCCTGATGGAGCTTATGAGCACAATGAGGATGTAAAATCAACAATGGTATTTAAAGGAGATGCAAAATGGCATAGGTCAGCTTACATTAAACTTGAAGACAACAAAGTAATATTTGACTGCTCTAATGAAGAGTATGGTCCAATAGTATTTGACATTGAATTATTAAAAGATGCGTTAAACAAACATAAACAAATGACACCAAAAGAAAAAGCAAAAGAGTTAGTTGACACATATTCATTTGCGATCTCATTGACAACAGATGGAGGTAAGGCTGCTGCTACAATAGCAGTTGATGAAATTATAACACAGTACAATTTCATGACACCTAATGTAGCTGCTAAAAGTTATTGGATTGAAGTTAAACAAGAAATAGAAAAACTATGACACCAAAAGAAAAAGCAAAAGAGTTATTTGATAAATATGCAGATGAGTTTAACTTTGATGACACTTATAGAGGTTATAAAGAACAATCTAAACAATGTGCTTTAATATCTTGTAATGAGATATTGTCTTTAATGATTAAGTTTCACAATAGACATATAGAAGATAATAGTAATGAAATAATATTTTGGGAAGAAGTTAAACAAGAAATAGAAAAACTATGACACCAAGAGAAAAGGCATCTGAGTTAATTGTTAACTACCAAACTACAGTTACAAGTTTAGATTATAATGAAGCTAAACAATGTGCTTTAGTTATGGTGGATGAAATTAAAAAAATACTATACAGTCAAGACTTAAGGATAGGAATGATAAGATATGAATATTGGTTTGAAGTTAAACAAGAAATAGAAAAACTATGAAAGCAAAGGAAAAAGCAAAAGAGTTAGTTGATAAGTTTTCAAATGAATGTCTATTGACAACAGATGGAGGTAAGGTTGCTGCTACAATAGCAGTTGATGAAATTATCAAGGAATGTTACAATTGGAATGGAAGTGATAATGTGTACATGGAAACTAAAAGATTTGATTATTGGAATGAAGTTAAAAAAGAAATAGAAAAACTATGAAAACAGAAGACAGAATACAAATAAATGGAACTTGGTATGTTAAAGAAGAAGAACAACCACAAACAGAACCACAAGATTTAATATACACTCAACAATGTCTTCTTGAACTAGACGATTGCATGTTTGAAGCATCTCGAATGTATTCAGATTACAACAATGAAATCTTTTTTAAGGATACTGTTGACATTAAATACACAAATAAACTTACAAAAGAGTCAGACTATTGGGACAATGTTACTTGGATAAAGGGATTATTTAAAGGTGAAAAAGAAGCATTAGATGAGATATCTAACATACTTAACAAGTCTGAAATTGCACAACTAAAAATGTTTATAGGAACATTAATAGAGAATAATTGGTTGGATTATTAGGCCTGCAAAATATACTAACATATATTTAAACAATGATGAAAATTTGGCACATAAGTGACACCCACACCTACCACGGACTGTTAAAAGTACCTGAAGACATTGACATGGTAATTCACAGTGGTGATGCAACTAATCCAAGAGACCCTTATGCAAGTGAACAAGAAATGTTAAACTTTATCTCTTGGTTTAGTTCATTGCCCATCAAGCACAAAGTATTTGTTGCTGGAAACCATGATTTATGCATTGAAAGAAATCTTGTTACAAAAATTGACTTCATGAAAAATGGAATTGTCTACTTAGAAAATGACTATACTGAGGTAGAAGGACTTAAAATATGGGGCTCTCCATTTACACCTACATTTGGTGAAGGATGGGCATTTAACAAGAAAAGAAGTGCTTTACATGACATATGGAAAGAAATCCCAGATGATGTTGACATTGTGGTTACACACGGACCACCTAAAGGAATACTAGACTTGGCTTATCACCAGTTAAATTGTGTAGAATTTTGTGGAGATGAGGCATTAAGAAAACGTATGTATCTTTTAAATCCTAAACTATGCTTGTTTGGACACATTCACAACAATGAAGACATCATCAATGCTGGAACAATGAAACTGTCAAACCACGATACAATTTACAGCAATGGAAGTGTTGTCACTGATGGTAAGTTTGGAAAATTAAGTAGTCACGGAAATACATTTAAACTATGAAAAAAACAGCAGTAGAATGGTTAGTAATACAACTACATACACATTGGGGAAATGAAGATGTAAGTTTTGAAAAATTGATTGAACAAGCAAAAGAAATGGAGAAGGAGCAGATAGTTAATGCTTTTTTATTACTAATTAAAGAATATAAAAATAAAGAATTACCTAACTGTAATAAACCATTTCACCATGAAGCTGAAATATCATCAGGGTTAGATGGTTTAGTAAATTATATTAAAAACAAACAAGACTAATATGAAACAAACAGCAGTAGAATGGTTGACTATGATAAATTAAATTATTAACCGAGAAGTTTCTGGCAACTATTGCCTATGTGCTGTTAGGTGCAGTGCTTCTCACAAATTCAAATAAAATGAAAATAGTAGTAAAAAGAAACGAACAACAACCCGAAGTTACAATTGACTTAAAAGATGTGCATTATCCTTATGCCATTAGAGATGCAATTCAATTAGCATTAGAGATTGATGGTTTTACAAAAGAAACTATTGCAGAGGTGTTTAATCAAATGCCTGATGCTAAATGTGAGCCGTCATAGCATTGCACCTAACGTTTTGCAGATTGGCGTTGTTGCCACAAAATTTAATTAGAAACGATAAACTTTAATATTATGACAAAAGTATCAAACGAAGAACAAAGCAATAACGCCAATGTTCTGTTATGCGATGGGTGGTTTAACGAAGATGTTCCACCTAATGACAGCAGAAGTATTTTAATATGGACAGAGCAAGGAATGGCAGAGGCAAGTTATACCACCGATAAAGGTTATTTACAATTTAGGTGGAGTTGTTACCCAAAAGTATTGTATTGGAGAGAGTTTCCAAAACCACCTTTCGTATAACGTATATGGCATAAACGTAGTATTTAAAAATTTAACGATATGAAAATAGAACAAGCACAAAGAGTAGCGGAACTTTTACAAAAGATAAAGGTGGCTAAAATACAAAAAGGCAATTTTGAAAAGCTAAACAAAAATCAATTTATCAAGTTTGAGAAATCGGGGGAAAGTGCCGTTGATAATTGTGTGTTTAGCATAGGAGAAGCAATAGAGTCAGGAAATTGGATTTTGATTGAAGCCATTAAACATTCCGCTATCTCTTATTTGGAAAAGTTCATTGAGGGATTAGAAGGCGAGTTAGATGCAATATAAATTTTTAAATATTACGTTTTATGCCTTGTTAGCAAATCGTTTTAATGTTTGCTAACGTATCGGGGCTTTGTGATGTTGCCCTTGTTAAAACATTGCACAACAGTTAAATTGAAATACAAATGTCAAAAGAACCACAAAAGTTTAATCAAGGCGAGGGCAATATTCACAAAACCCCTGTTAGCAGCAGCCTATCTATGAGAGAAATTGCTGAACAATTATGGTCGTTATTGGATAACATTGATACGTTATCTGATATATGTAAACCAACAGTCAATGACCCAAAAGCAGCAATGGCATTTTACAATAATGCGATGAAATATGCAGCTAAAAGATTTGAGTTGTTGCAGTCTGATGGTTACAAGATTTACACAAAAGAAGAATTTGAAGCATTACCTAAACCGAAAAATGAAGAAGGTTGGAAGTCGTTGTCTTAGGTTGCTGCTAACTTGCGGATTGTCGCTATAACAAAATTATGAGAATAGAATTAGGGCAAATAAACGAAATGAGCAGTACAGAAATAGGGTTATACATAATTGAGATAACACAAACACCTATTTGTGAAGATAAGATTTACTGCAACGAACTAATTAAAATTTGGCTAAATAAAGGGCATAGCATTGAAAAAAAATAATAATTAAAGGATATAACCTATGAAACAAACAGCAGTAGAATGGTTAGTAGAGCAAATGTTTAAGCAAGGATATTTTGATAACAATAAACCATTGACATTTACCAACCTTGACCATTTACAACAACAAGCCAGAACAATGGAGAAGGAGCAGATAATTAATGCTCATTTTGATGGTCAATGTGATGAAACAGAAGGCTATCCAATAGAGATAGCAGAACAATACTACAACGAAACATTTAAACAAGACTAATATGACTGAACCAATAGACACCAACAAGTATCAAGTGTGGTTTCAAGACACAGATCCAGACACAGGAGAAATATGTCAAACCAAACTAATATGCATTGCTATAAACAAAACAATGGCCAATTGGATAGTATCATCATTAGAAAAAACTAACAATGAAATTGGAGATCCAAACAGAGACTTTATAATGGCAATAGACTATTCACTGTAACTAAAGACACAATTTACTTAAACAAATAGAAACTATGAAAACAACAATAAGCAAAATCAAAAATTTAATTAGATGGTTTCCAGTCATTTGGAATGACCAAGATTGGGACAGTGAATTTACACTAGACATTTTACTTAAAAAGTTAGAACATCAAAGAGATTTCTTTTTATCTAAAGATACTCATCTTGCTAACAGTTGGGAAACGGCTGATGAAATAGAAGTAGCCATTAGTAAATTGAAACGCACAAGAGATTGTTGGGAGCATTATGAACAACCAGCACATGAACTCTTAGATGTAAAGTGGGGAAAAGGAATAATGAGAACAGAAAAGTATGGTGAGCATTGTCATGAAATTTTATTTGACAGGGAATTTGTCAAAACGTCAAAAGATGAAGCAAAATATAAAAAAGAATTTAATGATAAACTGGCAAAGGCAAGAGAAGAATATGCTAAAGACAAAGCAGATGCTTACTTGTACCTTGCAACTAACATAGACAAGTGGTGGGACTAATCTAAAATAAAATAATTAGATTGGATTACTTAATCCTTTAACATATATTTAAAATATGAAAAATAACAAATATGATGCCAATTCGGTTGTTCCAAGAAAAGAACCAAAAGCAAAGTACACATTAAAAAGATTAAACGATGGTTTAACTAAAACAGGCAGTAAAGTTTTATATATTGAATATGATGGAGAATCTGGAGAAAATAATAAATCATATGATGATGCAAAAGTAGGTCGTTCATTAATGCTTGAACCACGTATGCAATTTACTTGGTTAACAACTACTATTACTGAAATAGTAGAGCAAAGAGAAGGATACGTTAAGTTTCAAACACAAAATTCAACTTACGAACTAACAACTAAATAATATGACAGCAGATAGAATTAAAGAAATACAAGGCAAAACCGCCTTTCCAGATAGTGTAAGTGTTTGTCAAGCATTGTTCCAAGTGTGGAATGAATGCCAACAAGATATGGCTAAAGAGAGAAAAGAAATCCAACCCGAGGATATTTGGAATAAAGAAAGTCGAGACAAAATTAAAGAGCATATTTTAAACCATGCCAATAACCAGTCATCAGAAGATATGGCTGATAAGAAATATACAGAAGAAGATATGAGACAAGCGTTTGAATTTGGTTTAATGAATGAATTTAAAACAATAGAAGTAAATAATGATAATTTTGATTATTTTATTAAATCACTAAACAAAAAATAAAGACAATGATAACATACATAGAATTTAAAAAAATTATTGATTTACAAATTGCTCATTCAAAGAGATTGGACAAACTTCATGATTTAGGAATTGACTTTATTGAGCTGTTTTCAGACCAAGACACAATAATTCATTTGCTGTGGTCACAAATACTAACAGAACATGGAGAAGATTGGTTGAGCTGGTACCTATATGAGAAGGATGGCATATCAGGTAAGCCAAGAAAAGACATAACAGCAGATGACAATGGTAAAGAGATATGTAAAGACCTAAAAGGAACTTACAACTACTTAATGGAAAATAAATACTTTAAAAACTAATAAATTATGAAAAAAACAATAGCAATGGTACTACTAGTAAGTAGCTTACTAAGTTTTACAAATGTAAAGGCACAATCCTTTAACAAAGAAACAAATTACAAACTACAAATCAGTCCAACTATGTTAGGAGCAATTGCTGGAGGAGGATTTATTGTAGCAGGAATATTAACTACTCCAGAAAAGAAATGGGTTGCAGACAATGTAAGCAACTCATCAACCTTTTATGGACAACAAGGACATTGGGAAAAGCAAAAATTATGGGAGTCACAAAGTAGAATGGCTGCAATTGTGTCTGGCATTATGATAATGGGACTGTCTATAACACTGAGTTTTTAAATGGAAGTTGATCAAGAAACAACAGTTGAAAATTTAATTGAAAGTCTTTTAGCTCCAACTAAAAACATTGTAGTGTACAATGATGATGTAAACACATTTGAACATGTCATTCTTTGTTTGATAAAATACTGTCGTCACAGTTTAGAACAGGCAGAACAGTGCACTCACATCATTCACAACAATGGTAAATGTGCTGTTAAATCGGGCAGTTTCAACAAACTTAAACCTATTTATGAGGCACTACTTGAAAATGGCATACTTGCTAAAATTGAATAGTGAAGTGACTTATTTTTGAATATTTATAACAAAATATAAAAATGGCATTAATTCCAAGCGCAAATGTTGTTAACGGCAACACAATTCAGGCTTCTGACATTACAAACATTATTAAATCTTTAGATGGAACAGGTTCCTATTCAATTGTTGCCACAGGATCGTTTACAGGTTCATTTGTAGGTTCTTACACAGGTTCTTACACAGGCTCATTTGTAGGTTCTTTAACAGGAACAGCAAGTTATGCAGCTGTTTTTCCATATACAGGAAGTGCAATTGTGTCTGGTTCACTAATTGTAACAGGTTCATTAAATGTCAGCGGTTCAATTACAGGTTCTAATGACACAGTTGTTAATCTTGGCAACTTAGGAAGTGGTGCTACTGCAGGTAAATTAGTAATACCAACACAAGAACCAACGTCACCTGTTCATGGAACAATGTACATGTTTGCCCCAGGAGCAGGAAATGTAACTTTATTTATTTACAATGCTTCTGGTTCAGCTTTTAGATCTGTTACACTAACATAAACATTAGCAAAAATGGTTTTAACATTAGTCGAAAAACAATTTATCAAAACTGTTAGGGACAAATGTGTTAAACACAACATTTTCTTTTTGTCTAAAAACACTGTAAAATTAAAAGTAAATGGCATAAATGTAGGAGGATACTTCAATGAAGGAGCTAATGGAGACTTTAAAGGAACACTAGCAACCGCTTTAAAATGTCCAGACTACATAGACATATTAGTTCATGAGTTTTCCCACATGGAACAGTACATTGAAAAAACAAACATTTGGAAAGGAGCTAATCAATGTGGACCAATGGATGATTGGTTGTTAGGAAAAGATGTAAAAAACATTGAAGAAAGAATTGACCAAGTTAAATGGTTGGAACTTGACTGTGAAAAAAGAACAGTCAAAAACATGATAAAATACAACTTACCTGTAAACATTTCTTCTTACATTCAAAAAGCAAACAGTTACATTCTTTTTTACAACTACATAAAAGAAACAAGACTGTGGTGTAAAATGGGAAATTCACCTGATGAAAAAAGCAACAAGTCACTATGGAGTCTATGTCCAGACAAGTTTATGCCTCGCTCTTACTATAAAACAATTCCTAAAAACATACACAATAAATTCATAGAATTAGATATATAAAAAGTTTTAACTAAATGACTACACAAAACATAAATCAGACCCTGAGTGACATTTATGGTTTAGAAAAACAACTAAATGAATTGCCTTACAAAGTAAAAGTAAAAGTAACATTGTATTCTAAAAGTGTAGAAGAAGTAATTGATGCTTCTAAAACACTCAACTCACATCTATTTCATCCTCACCCTGATGGAAAAAACTACTATTGGTTTGACTATAAAAGTAAAGACAAAAAAAATTCAATTAGAGTTAAATCTCCTTATCTTTAGCTTGTTTTTTCAAAAGTTTATTAGTATATTAACATCATAAGAAAAATAAGTTATAAACAACAAAAAAACAAACAAATGAAAAAGAAAAACAAAAAGAATCAGTTGTCGCTTAAGAAGCGTATGAACCGCACCGCAATCTTAGCTTTTTACAAAGCACGTCAAATTAAAGGTGACGTAGTTCGTCTCTCTGATGAAACTGGTTACTCTGAGTCACACATCTCAAATGTGAAGGCTGGACGTCGTCGTGTTCCAACGACATTAGCAAATGCAATGTATTATTTGTCTCGCAGACGCAATAAACAAACAGCATAAACACTGCTAATTACTTTCATCAAGGTGGCTCATTTTTTGAGTCACCTTTTCTAGGCTTACAAGAAAGAAAAACATATATTTAAGTAAACAAATAAATAAAAGTTATGAAAAAACCCAATGTGTTATTAGCATGTGCATTTGCTTCAAGTGCGATGTTTGGGCAAACATTAAGTCCCACCCCAGATTCGTTTTATGAAAAACAAAACACAATTCAGAAAAAATCTATTCCTTATGCAGATGTTAGGGAGGCAGATGCAATTTGGGCAAAAAGAATTTATCGTAAAATTGATTTGCGTGAAAAATTCAATCATTCACTTTACTATCCTGACGTGCCAACGCTCAGTAATAAGAGTTTATTTGATGTGATAAAACAAGGCATATTAGCTAAAGAAATTTATGCTTTTGATAATCCTGTTTTTGATACAGAATACAAAACCAAAATGTCTCAAGAAGACCTTGAGAATTTATTTTTCCCTATAGATTCTATGGAAGTAGAAGACCCAAACAATCCTGAAACATTTATAATAATGGGAAGCATAAATGAACTTACAAGTGCAAACATTAAAGCTTGGTGGGTAAAAGAAGATTGGTTTTTCAATAAACAGAGTGGAACAATGGAGGTGCGCATAAATGGGTTGTGTCCTTTAAAAGAAAAATTAGATCCCAGTACGGGTGAAGTGTTAGGCTATATGCCTTTGTTTTGGGTTTACTTTCCACAATGTCAACCTGTGCTTGCTAGAAATGAAGTGTTCAATGGAAAAAATGATGCTCAACGTATATCCTATGATGACTTATTTAGAAAGAGAATGTTTTCAAGCACTGTTATTAGAGAATCTACAGTAAGCGACAGATCAATTAATTCTTACGCTTCAGGCTTAGATGCCTTATTAGAAGCTGAACGAATCAAGCAAGAAATATTCAATTTAGAACATGACATGTGGCATCAGTAAAAAGAAAAACATATATTTATAAACAATGAAAAACATTTTCAACATATTTAAAAAGAAGAAAACGCCTATAATTATTCCACTTTATCAAAATGGAAAAGAAACAGGTACATGGATTGAATGTTTCAAAGGAGACTCAACGTGGAAAAGTCTAGTGAAAATACATGGCACAATTCCACCATATGTAGAAACTGAATTGTACAATGGAAAAGATTAGGCTAGCAAAATTCTTCAACATATATTTAACTTAAATAAGAAAATATGTACACATACATTGCTCAAGACATTCATCAAAACTGGTTTACTTCAAAATGCAGTTTTGAAACTAGAGAAGAGGCACTAGACACAGCATATTCACTTGCAGAATATCCTTTTATTGTTGCAATTGAAATTGTAAAGTGTAAAGACAAAGACACAATGTATTTCAACTTAATGTCTTCCACACTCAATTAGGCTTACAAGATAGAGGAGCATATATTTACAGTGTAAGGAAAAATAAACTAAAAACAAATAAAAGTTATGATGGATTTAAACAGTCACTCTTTCTTAACAAAGGAAGAAATGAAAATCAAAGCGAATTCAATCTTCGCCACTAAAGGGGCCTCAACCACTAGTGAAAAGTACACACACATTCCCACTTTTAAAGTCATTGAAGACATGGCATTGTTAGGATGGGGAGTAACTGATTGTAAAGAAGTCAAAGCACGTAAGGGCATTGGCTTTCAAAAACACTTAGTTGTGTTTAGAAACAATGACATAGCCATCAATGGAGCAGATGGTGACAATGTGTTTCCACAAATTCTCTTAACAAACAGCTCCGATGGCAAAAACGCATTTACATTTAAAGCAGGACTGTTTAGAATGATTTGTGAAAATGGTTTGGTCATTTCAACTGAAGATTTTGCTGACTTACGAATCCGCCACATGGGTTATGATTTTAATGAGTTAAGTAAAACAATAACAGGCATTGTAGAAAAACTACCACTTACTGTTGAAGCGATGAACAAATTCAAACAAACTCAACTAGTAGACGCCCAAATTAAAGATTTTGCTAAAAAAGCACTAACAATTCGATTTGGAGAGACAGAAATGAACCGCATCACAATTGACTACACTGAATTTATCAAACCAACTCGCCCCACAGATGAAGGAAACGACTTATGGAGAGTGTTTAATGTAATTCAAGAAAAAGTGTTGGATGGTGATTTCAACTATGGCTTCTCAACTAAAACAAGGAAAGCACGAAAAATTAAAAACTTTAGTCAAGATTTAATTTTGAATTCTAAATTGTATGAGTTAGCAACAAGTTACTGTACTAACTAATTGCCAATAGGGTGGGTCAGTGAATGTTACTGACTTACCCTACTGTTAGGCTAGCAAAGTTCTTCAACATATATTTACAACATAAGAAAAATAAAGGTTATGAAAACAGAAAAACAACTTTGGGCTATAGTTAAAAAAGCCAAATGGAAATTAGACCATGATGATGAAAGAATAAAAGCAGAATGGTCTAAACTAGATGAAGACACATTTAAACAACTAGAAAAATTCATTAATGAAAAAGCATTTATACTCAGTCGTGAATATGAAGATGCTTGGTTAGGCAAAGATGGAAAGGGAGGCTTTGATGTGTCAGATGATGGTTGGATGGATTTAACAGCAGATGTAGTGGGTCGAGGTAAGACATTTTACAATGGTATTACAGCTGAAAAATTAAGAACAATGGCTGACGAACATGACTATAAAGAATGTTTCTTATACTGCTTACATTAGGGGTTAGGCTTCCAATATTTTAAAACATATATTTAGTTCAAATAAAAAATAAAAGTTATGAAAAAAAGAGGAAGACCCAAAAAAGTAGTAACGGAACAAGTACACATACCTGTTCAAATTGACTTCAATCAAATTGTTAAACTAAAAGACATTCATGTGGACGAACGTATGTTTGGACAAATGAAGAGTGGATTGGTTTTAGATGAGTTGATTAGTCATGAAGGAGGAGTGCCAAATGCAACCAATTTAATGTTGTTTGGCGATCCAGGATCAGGTAAAACAACACTATTATTGGACTTACTAGCGTCCATTCAGTTGAAAAACCCAACTAGAAAATGTCTGTTTATATCAGGCGAAATGGGAAAGAAACAAATGTTTAAGTACACACAACGTTTTCCACAGTTTGGATGTGTAGAAACATTGTTTGTTTCAGACTTTACAGACCACAACACAAAAGATGTAATTGAGCAGTCATTGAATTTAGGTTGGGACTTAGTTTTAATTGACAGCATAGCAGAAGTGCTTGATGGAGTAAGAAATGACAACGGATGGGACAGAAAAGTAGCAGAATCATGGTTAGTAGATGAATGTGTCAAAAACAATAAAGGAGAAAATGAAGCAAATAAATTTAGCACATTCATGCTCATTCAACAAGTAACAAAAGGTGGAGTGTTTGTAGGCAGCAACAAAATGAAACATATGGTTGATGCAGCTGCTGAGATTCGAAAAGAGAAAGAAGGTGATGGAGGCGGAACATATGTTATGTTCAACAAAAACAGAAATGGAGCAGTTGAAAATAAATTGTACTTTCAACTAACCGGAACACAAATAATATACACAGACATAAAAGGAAGAGAAGTAGATGATGATGAATAGGCTGACAAAATAAGACAACATATATTTAAGTCAAATAAAAAATAAAGACTATGACAAATAAACAATCAGCGATTTTCAGTAAAATGTTAGACACTAACTGGACAGTTAAAGAATTAATGGAACTAGGCAAATGGAATGAAGCAAGAATTGTTGCTAAAGAACACCATGATTTAGTCAACAAATTAAAGAAATCAATGGGAGAAAGTAAGTACAATGAATTTATTGACAATGGAAGAAAAATGTTTTCACCAAAAACTGTATAAACATGAGAAAAACAACTGATAAAGAACAAGAAGTGTTAGAATTTTTAAACATTTTACGCGACTCGGGCGCCACAAACATGTTTGGAGCCGTTCCATACATTAAAGATGAATTTGAATTAGACAGCAAAGAAGCTAAGAGTTTACTAATGTTGTGGATGGCTAACTTTAATGATGAAGGCGAATACAACGAAGTAAAGGAGTAAAGGATTCTCATTACCATTGTAGTTTAGAACAAAGCGAAGAAGAAGTATGTCAGCTTACAATGGTTGTGTAACATCAATGATGCTATATGTTTTCATACTTTCCTATAGTTTAGATGACGGGATCACTTTTTACTAGGCTTACAAAACTCATCAACATATATTTAAAATATAAATAAACACTTAAAATAAAGGTTATGACAAAAAAAGATATAATTCAACATTTCTCCTTCTGTGAAACACAAGAGCTCACACATAGTGAAGAATACTTAGAAGCAATTGATTCAGAAGAATACTTAGAAGACTTAATAGACACAGTAGCAATGTGGGTTAGGGAATGTGATGCGGACAAAGGAAAAGCGGCAATATACATATTAACAACTTTAGATAAATACTAGGCTGACAAGATAAGACAACATATATTTAAGTCAAATAAAAATAAAAGTTATGAAAAAGTTTATGTATGATAAAAAATTACGCATTTGTTCAGAACAAGACATTTTAAGAAAATGTGGTTCATCAGCGTCAGAGTTAGTTAAGTGTAGAAAACAGAAATATGGTTTTGAAGTGGTGTATAAAATGAAGTTAGGACACTATGACGACAGAGACTCATCACTAGTAAAAAAGTTTATATCTTACTTTTTATTGGTTACAAAAGACTAGGCTTACAAAACTCATCAACATATATTTAGTTTAAAGAAAAAATAAAGGTTATGGAAGACAGAATATTTTGGGCACAAAAAGCCAACAGTACAAGGTACAATGACGGCGAATACAAGTTGAAACTGTTGAACGACAAAATTGTAGCAGTAGGAGACAATGTGTTAGTCAGATTTACTAACGGAACGTTTAGAGGTCGAGTAAAACAAATTGCTGGGTTTGGAATGATCTCTGAATTAGACATCATATCAGTTGTGTTTCCGGGCAAATCAAATGGTAAAAAAGTTAAAATTGACAGTGTATTAGACAAAGTGTAGTGTTAGGCTTACAAAATCCTTAAACATATATTTAAGTTATGAAAAAAATTATAGAAATGATTGAAAGTGCTCCAACTAAGTCAATGGCTATGGTAATGTTAGACGTTCATTTAATTTATGGAGACATAAGTGAAAAACAATATAACAAAGGTAAAAAACTAATTAGAAAAAAGTTTAAGTGTTAGGATGGCAAAGTAGAGGAGCATATATTTACTGTGTAAGAAAGATAAGTAAACTTAAAATGTAAAACTATGAAAGTGTATAGACTCACAACTCAAGTACAGTCAACTAAAACAATTCAATACATTGTAGAAGCGAAAACAAAAGAGGAGGCACAAAAGAAAATAGTAGAGGGAAGTGAAAGAGGAGAGGGAGAGGAAGTAGACGATGAAATAGATTGGTCAACAGAAACAGTAAGTGAATTGAAGTTCATAGAAACAATTGACTAGGCCAATAAAGTAGAGACACATATATTCAGAAAAAATAAAGGACTATGAAGATGATAAAACTAACAAGCAACAGTGACGGTGGAAGTATTTACATTAACGTAGAGCACATTGGACACATGTATGAAGTAAAAGATAAAATGGTGTACAACAGCATAGAAAAGAAGGCACACACTAAAATAGGAGTGGTCACTCACAACAATGGTGGCTTTGAAGTGAAGGAAACGGTAAAGCAAATAGTTAAAATCATCACGTCTAGAATGTGTTCAAGTGACATAGTAATGGGTGACACTGTAAAAAAGTAAATAGTGACAAGTGTGTGATGAATGTACAGTGGGTGATAGAGGTCAACAGTGATGGATGTGATAGAGGGGCATGAATTGTGTCCCTGTTGTCAGCAAGCCAAACTTACCTTACAAATTTCAAAAGTATATACAAAAAAAAAATAATAATAGGGGGCTAGGCCAACAAAATAGAGGAGCATATATTTACTGCATAAGAAAGATAAGTTAAACAATTTAAAAACCAAAACATGACACAACTAAAAATGTTAAAATTAGACGTAGATGCGTTAACAGAAAGAATCAACAGCGCAATGGCTAGCAGTGAAGACTCAGTAACGCTAACACGACAACAGTTGAAAGATTTTGCACAGGCAATTCAAGAAGACATAATTTTTAAAGGTAAAAGAGCAAATTGAAGATGTAAACATTGACATAGAGGACCATGTGTCTCTTGAGTTAAACAGATTTGAACTAGAAATTAATGTAGATCGCTCTGATGTGTTGTCTGAAATAGTAAATTCAATGAATGATCCAGATGATGTAACTGATGAAGACGTTGTAATGTACTTAGACACATTAAAAAAGTAAGTAAAATAGGGGGCGCTTGGCTGACAAGCCCCCCTTTCATATATTTAATAAAATAGAGGCTTATGATAGAATACAATTTACAATTAATAGATGAAACAAGACAGTTGGTTAGTCAAGCAATCAAACTAATTAAAGAAATTGATGAAAAACTACAGCAAAATCGTTTGCAAGATATCCCTCACCTAAGCGATCAATATGAAAATATAATGAATGAGATCCAAGTCAAGCTTTTGATCAGAGAAAGCCTATGCAGATACTAGGCTTACAAAATAGAACAGCATATATTTACAGCATAAGAAATTTAAAAACGTAAATGTTATGAGTAAAATGGGATTTAAATGTAGTTGGGACAAACCAACACGCAAACGTAAAGTAAAAGAAGAAATGCCTACAATTGTTCCTGGAGGTAAAGTAGCTACTTTAATAGAAATGCAAATGAAAATAAGTGAGCAGGAAGAGTTTATAGTGAGTAAAGCATTTTCAAGGCTGAGTGTAAAGGATCGTAGAGAGGTAGTAGACTTGTACAGATTTCTAACAGCTACAATGGCTTTGACCACAGAGGTGACACAGGGCGGCGTAAGTGAATTTGGAGCATGTATGATTCCAGACACATCAGACATGGACTAGTTAGGCCTCCCCAAAGTCTTTAAGTATATTTACTGCATAATATTATAAAATATGAACAGCAACGACAAATGGCAAGAAATTTTAGACGAGTATGGCACTTATGAAGCGTTTTTACAAAACCATCGCGCAACGCACAGTGAAATGATGCGACCTGACGAAAAAGAGCCAACTACTTGGAAAGAAATTATACTACATATCATAATGTCACACGATGCCAGCAGTTCTAGTGAAATTTTAGACAAATTGGAAGAGTTGTACAATCCTCCAACCAAGAGTTAGGCTTTCAAGTAAGTAGCACATATATTTATCTCAATAAAATAAATAAGTTAAACTAAAAACAAATAAAGGTTATGAGTAAAAAGAAAGAAACAGCTCCCACAACGGTAGAAGCTAAACAAAAAGGTCGCAAATCAAATCCAACTTCAAAAAGACAAATGAAGATTGCAGAACGAGAGGCCAAGAAAATTGATGGTACATTAAAAAAGGGTCGTCCAGCGGTAGCAGGGTCAAAGCGACAAATTGTGTTAGCAGAAAGAGAAGCTAAACGAGCAGCCGGAATTGAAGTAAAAAAAGGCAGACCAGCAAAAGCAAAAGTGGAAAAACCAGCAAAAGTGAAAAAAGTAAAGGTTGTTGAGCCAGCAGTTGAGATTATTGATATTTTATAGTTAGAAATAGTGTAAAAAGAGGGGGCCAATTCAATAGGCCTCCACTTTTCTTTTACATATATTTAATTCAAATAAAAAATAATAATATGACAACTAAACAAATTACATACAAAGAAGTGTTAGACTTGCTGATGCAAATGAAAAACCAAAAAGTTAACTGGACAGATGTAGCAGAGGCTATTACAGTTTACGGCAGCTCAAGATGGGACAAGGGCTATGAGTTGGGAAAAGAACATGGCACATTATTAGGCGAGTTAAAATAATAAAATATGCTTGGGTGATGAAACTGGTTGGATGTTGAAATTGGTAAACAAGGCGATCTTAAACATCGTTGGGCATTCCCTTGAGGGTTCGAGTCCCTCTCCGACTACTAATTACATAACAAATACGTTTAGGGGTAAAAATAAATAAGTCCCATCCCGAGTACAGAAGCCGCTGGCCCAGTTAAATAAACGCTGTTTAGCGTTTTTAATAGTGCATTAGGCTTACACTGTTGCCCTACATATATTTAATCATAAGAAAAGAAAGTATAAACTTAAAACTAAAAACTATGCCAACATTTAAAATTACAACATCAACGCCTTCTGTGCACTTTGATTACTATGAAGTAGAGGCATCAACAGAAAAAGAAGCAATTGACTTAATTTGGAGTGGTGAAGCGGATTCTTATGATACTGTAATAGAAGAAGAAGCAATGGGATTAGAAATAGTAGATGTAATTGAAATTAAAAAATAGGACTACACAATACAGTCACATATATTTATCTCAATTAAGGAATATAAATCTAAAACTATAAAAAGATGAACACAGCAGACTTAAAAGAAAATTTTTACATGTTCGGCAACAAAGGAAATGTTTGGAGCAACACAGCTCACATTGCCCAAGCAAATACATTCAGCGGAACAACATTGTGTGGCACACCAATGTTAAGTTCAAACCATGCTAGAATTGAAAACGTTGAACACATTGGATGTGAAAAATGTTTAAAAATATATTTACAATAAAGATCAACAGTAAAAAATAAGGGGCCAGCCAACTAGGCTGCCCCTATGTCATTACATATATTTACATCAATAAAGGAAACATAAACTAAAACTTAAATACATGAGCCAATTAAAATTTTCAGACGGTGAAACTTTCAACTTAAGTGGTTCATTAAGAGTAGAACTTAGAAGTGATGGGTACTATGTGTTGGGACAAGGTATGATGATGGCTGTAGACACTTTAGAGCAAGGACAAAAGATTATTGCAGATAAAAACAATGGTAAAAAATATTATAATATAAACTGTAGGTAAAATATGAAAACATTAGTAATTCATCCAAAAGATGTCAGCACAGATTTCCTCAAGCCCATATACGCTGACATAAAAAGCAAGACAGTAATAGTAAAAGATGTGACTGCGGGCCGCTTGAGGGAGGCCATCCACACACATGATACAATAATAATGTTAGGACATGGTTCATCAAGTGGACTATTTAATGTATCAGGCATCGGTAAAGGAATTATGGTAATAGGTGAGTCGCTGGTAGAAGAATTACGCGGTAAACAGCTTATAGCCATATGGTGCAATTGTAATAAATTTATTGAACGACATAACCTAAATGCTTTATACTCGGGGATGTTCATCAGCGAAGTGTCAGAGGCAAGATATTGTAGCGTAAATGGAGACCAGGCCCAGGTGAATGAGTCGAATGATAAGTTTGCTGCACTCTTAGGACGTATGTTAACTGAGACATCTATGGATTTAGGAAAAACATATGACATGGTCCTAGAATCTTATACTGAATTAGGTAAAACAAACGTTGTAGCTAAGTATAATAGTGATCGTCTATATTGTAACCTAGCGCTACCTTGCGCATATTTATAATAAAACAAGATGGCCTTTCAGACAAAAGAACAACAGAATCAGTACTACCAAGATAATAAAGATAAATCTAAATCAGCATGCGAAAAACATAAACGTGAGAACCCAAAATATAGAGCGGATTACTACCAACAAAATAAAGAAATATACCGTGAGAGAGATAAAGCATGGAAAAAATCAAAACGAGATATAGATCCAATATACAGGTTAATGGATACTTTTAGATCCAGGTTATATAAAGTATTAGGTCAAAAACGCTCTAAACATACTAAAGATATATTTGGTTGTACATTAGATGAACTTAAAGCACACCTAGAATCACAATTCAAACCTTGGATGTCATGGGACAACTGGGGTGGGAGATTAGTTATCGAGCAAAATGTCTCATGGGACATTGATCACATTATGCCTTTATCTAGTGCCCAGTCCGAGGAAGAAATATATAAACTTAATCACTATACTAATCTACAACCACTTTGCAGTTACGTAAACCGCTTTATTAAACGAGACAATATCTAGTACATGGTAAACGAGTCAAATGATGCGTTTGCTGCACCCTTAGGAAAGGCCATCGTACGTGGTAGTTTAAAAGAAACATTCACCCGTGTTAAAGAGGGCTACGGTACACTAGCACCCACAAATCCCATTGTCCAGTACAACAGTGAAAGATGGTACTTAAACAGTTAAACGTTAGGCGTTTACAGCTCACCAACATATATTTACTGTATGGGAAATTTAAACGGTGTAATTGAAATTTTTATAGTGCCAATAATGAATGGCATGGAATTGTTAATTGTAATTGACTTAAACTAAAATACTTAATTAGGTTTACAAAGTTAATTAACATATATTTACATTATGAAAGAAATTAAAGAAATGATCGAAAGTGCTATTACAGCTAAAGATGCAAAGTATATGCTTAATTTATGGTATAGCTTTGGTAAAATAAGTGAAGCGCAAAGGGATAAAGGTAAGCAATTAATTAAGAAAAACTTAAACTAAAATAATATGAAATCTATTAAAGTAATTTTGCTGGTATTGATCTTAGAGGTGATAATAATGACATCACATTGGATGTTTGGACTGTGGAATACATTGACGTTAACATTTTTACTAGCCGTTATGGTAGGAATTGTGTCCTGGGTTGGAGGAGACTTCGACAATGAATAAAGTCAACGTACAGTGACTGCAGCGGTAGGTTTAAGGGCCACTAGGCAGCCACTGTTAACTAATGTATATTTACATCATAATAAAAAACATATACTATGAAAAGTAAAAGCATTAGACTAAAGGCAATAGAAAAGATTATCAAGTCACGTAAGAAGGAAGGATACTACATTCACATAGTCAAAAAAAATAATATGTTAGAGTCAAACATAGGTTGTTTTAACAATGTAGACGAAGACTTTATTGATAAAATGATAGTGAAGTACAACCATTAACTGACAACAATGAGGGGGTGGAAAATTAACCAACACTAAAAAACCAGAAAACTATGATTGACACACAGTTAAAAACAACGGTGACCTCTATTTTGACAATGGGCGCAATTTACACTCTTTTATACGTGGTAGGAGAGGTACTTTTAGGCAGTTGAAGTCTTGTGTGTGTACGTACGTACGTGTGAAGTAGTGTGTAAGGACCACGCGCGTTGTTATCCATGTATCGGTACGGTGTTGTGAAAAGGGGGCTCGATGTAATATCAGATCGAAAATGTCTCCTACACATCGATAAAATATATACTTATATAACCCATTTAACTACAACTCCACAATCACGAAATCTTCTTTTTCAACAAAAGATT